TCTTGGTCTTCTGGTTTAGTAGGTACCCCAGAAACCAACTCTAATTCTGTATTAGTAAAAAATTGTTTATCTTCGGGGTCAGTAATTAAAAGTGTTTCTCTAATGTGAGGTCTAAAAACAACCAATAAAGGTTCTACTTTTTTGTTAAAAGCGTCAATATATTTTGGTACATTATACACCCCCTTCAAATTAGGATTTTTTTCTATTTGTTCACTTGTGATTAAATAGGAGTTAAAAACTAAAGTACCTTCTGGTGGGTCATTTTTAGTTTTCTTTAGTTGTATGTCACCATGTGATTTTTTAGTACCATTATTAACGTAATAAATGTCATCACCTAATTGTACATGGACATTTTCTTTTATTATTAATTCCATGTGTGCCTGTCTAGGTAAATCACCACCATTTTTATTTGTACCTCTTCTTTTATACTGGTCAACTGTTTTTTTAACTTTTGATTTATTAGCTATTTCTGCTAGAGGAATATCCATATTATATATCCTTTCAAGGTATTCATTATAATAGTCAACAAACTCTTTACCCTTACCTGATAACAATAACTTAATACCTTTATCTAAGAAGTTTTTAATATATTTTTGAATTGTCTTTCCCTTAATTGTGTTACCAGTTAATTTAATTTTACCGTTTGGTTTTAATGTCGCATAATTTTTACGTGATAAATTAATAGTTGCCGGCCAAACCTCATCAATATCCAACCCCATAACACCATGCATATATCTATCATTATATTCAGCAACATCTGCCTCAATACCCTCATATATCTCACCTTTTTTAACAAATCTATGGTACCCTTTTCCTTCGTATTTATGGTTTTTAACATCTTCACCATAAGAAAAGTTAACACCGTCAGTATCTAATACTAATGGTTCATAACCACGCTCAATAAAAAACCTAATCATGTGTCTTAAATATTGTCTACCAGTACAAGTAATGGTTTCACCGATGTCAATATCACCCCAAGGAAAAATATATGGAGCGGAAATAGAACCAAAAGCTGAGTTATTAAAAATCTTAATCGGTAATTGTTTTTTATCGAATTTACCGGCTAACTTTTCATCACCTTCTTCTTTATATTTGTTAGCCAAATATTTGTACTCATTACGTGTATCTAAGAGATATTTTAACATTGCTTTTAAAGCCCCAGAGACATCGACTGTTGGAAATACGTCATGCGTTAATTGTATAGAAGGATAAAGTGAAGCGTAGTCAAATTTAGCAATATTTTGACTAAAACCTAACTTTAATAATCTAGATAAACCACCAACAAAATCACGTTTTTCTTGTATATCAGGTAAAGCTAACCCATTTTCATAAGACCACGCCATCATCAGTGTTTTCCACATTGTGGCCGTACCCATAGTAATGGAACGTATAAAATTGGTTGGGACTAAAGCTGCTGTCAAAAACCCGGCTTGAGCATAAATATCGTCAACTTGTTCAGTCTCTAAAAGGTCATCATTAAGATATTCTTTCACTAAAAATCTACCGTCAACAACTTCCCATTTATCTTCATAACCATCGATAATTTTTAATTCACCACTTTTTTTGTCTTCTACCTCTTTTGGTTTTGGTTTATCACCATCTAAAGAATACCACTGTCCAGATGTTGGGTTATAGTAATAATTTTTATTTTCATTCCAAATTTTACCTAATTGGCCTCCTTCGATATAAACACGATTATTTCTTTCTATACCCGCTTCTTTAGCGATATATTTCAAACCACCACTTTGTAGACTTGAATTTAAAGCCATAGCCTGTCTAACCCTATGATAGGTATCCATAACATTATAACCCCACATACTTGTTTGGTAATAATCTTCCGTTTCAGCACCTAATTTAAGTGTAGAAGGGTTTCTAGAACACTTAATCATTGGGTGTTTGGTTTTTATTATGTCAGTGTCAATCTCGACTGAGGTGACTCTATTTGTTTTTTTAGACCTTTTTACATTACTTTTGGATATACCTAGAATCTCCATTCTACCAAAAATATAGTTCCAGTCAAAATTTTCTGAGTTATAACCAATAATAATAGTGGGTTCTAGTTCATGTATAATTTCAAAGAACTTATTATACATTTCTTTTTCTTTTTCTTCAGAATATTCACCGTCATCACCATAAGCTGTTAACAGTTCTTTAAAACCACGATTATCTTTAATACCAATCATGAAACAATGACCATTCTCAGGTTCAAGACTAGTGGTCTCAATATCGAATGTTAATTTATGGACTTCAGTGTAATCTTCGTAACCCTTAAATAATCTTTTTCCTGTTTGAATCATAAATTGTTCTACAGGTGGTAAGATTTGTATCATCTTATTTTCTTTAGACCACGGGTCTACTCCACCTCTTTTGAAGAAGTTTACTAAATCACGATAAGTACCTGTTGTTTTTACTAAGAACTTATAACCACCTTCTAATCTTTCGTTATCACCAGTTTCTAATTTTTCAGTGGATATACCGTATTGTTTGGCAGCTTTTCTAATAACATCCAAATCGTCACCATAAAAACCACTACCCCTTAAAGATTTTGTCCAACAAAAAGGTGTGAATTTTTGTATTTTGATTTTTTTACCCTTTTGTGGGTCGTCAATTACTAAATAAACTTTATTTGTTTCATCAATTGACCAATCATCTGTCTGATTTAATTCTACTGAGACGATATATTTTTCATCATCATGACCCTCAAGAAATTTTTTAATATCTTCGGGATTTGCTTGTTTAATTTCTTTTTTACTCATAATACTTTGATTTTTGGGACGGGCAAATCTTAACCACTCGTTATTTTATTTAATAATAGGCATAAAAAAACACATCGTAAATGGGTAATGTGTTTTTTGTTTTTACTGATTGTATGTATTTGATAATAAATCCTTCATTCTAGCCTTTGCCTTCATTAGGTTTGTTTTAGATGTACTTGGTGATATACCTAATTTTTTGGCTATTTCGTCATGTTTTAAACCTTCTATATAATACATTTCTATTGCTTTTTTATAAGATTGTGGTAATTGTGGTAAAACTTTTTTAATATCTTCTAAAGAAATACCTTCCTCATATTCCTCATCACCTACATTATATCTAGAAAAATCAAAACCTTCATCACCACCACTCACAAAAGAAATTTTATTTTTTCTTAATTCATCTAAAATACTATTGTTAATAACTCTTTTAACCCAACCCTCTAGAGAACCTGTGTTATCATATTTGTTTAAATTTTGGTATACCTTAATAAAACCATTTTGACAAAAGTCTTCGGCCTGATTTACATCTTTTGTGTATTTCATACATACTGACCTTAACATTTTATCCCACATACTAGAATAGATGTCTTGAAACTCATTTACTTCTTTTAATATTTGTTTTTTAGTAAAAATATTTTCAGATATTTTATCGGAGTCTATTTTTTCCTTTAACTTATTTATTAAACTATCCTTAAATTTCAGTAAAAATTCTTTACCATCTTTACCAAAGTACATTAAACCTGATATATTAGTGATACATTTATGTCCACCACTATTAGCCTGAATCATGTCCCAACCAGTCACACTTAAAAGTTTAAGTGCCTTTTTTTCCCTATCATTTAACAATGAATAAGGTTTATCCATTACTTTTCTTAAAGCGTTATGCCACCTGTCAACAGTATAATCACTAGAAGAACCACTCGGTACAGTATTCAAACCTTCTATGCCACCATCAGTTTCTTCAAACATTGCAACTAGGTCGTTGAAGGTAAATCCGACAGACTCCTCAACAAATTCTTTATTTTTTTCAGCAAAATATTTTATAGTATCTATGGTTATTTTTTTAGATTTAAGTTCTGATTCATATTGAGCTAAAACTTCTTGTGCTATCTCACCTAAGTTAACACCTTTTAATTCTCTACTAGCTTTAAATGGATTACATGATGCCTGTAATAAACCTAAAGGCCATGCTATGACTAAAAAGTTTGCGTCAGGATAATTTTTAAAAGGTACATATCTATCATATGCACCTGGTTTAAATAATGCCCCACCACCGTATTGTGATATAATACCATAATCCTTTATATACTCTACATTTTCACTCTTTTTTTGTGCTTCTATATAGTCCTCTAGATTTTTTTTCATTATCTCAGGTGAAACATAACCTTCTTCTTTAGCTAATTTAATTATATTAAAATAAATGTTTAGAAGAGAAGGAGATGAATTCATAACTAATCTTTCCAAAAATTTAGGTTTGTTTTTGTAAGCCAATAATAGTTTATTAGTTACTAAAGCCATGATAATTTTATTTCTAGATAATTCTTTTTCTTTATCTAATTGGAAGACATATGTCATAATATCATCCGGTGTAACTCCCATTTTAACAAAATCAGCCGAATCTACCGTAGATATCATTTTAATATCATTATCAGGAAAAATATCTGAAGAAGAAACTATTTGTGAAATGGTCTCAACGTTTGACCTAGATGCTCTAAATGAAGTTGAAGCACCTTTTTCTGCACCAACTTGTTTATCGTGATGGTCTGTGTGAATAACAAACATCGGTTTTCCGTGAGCAAAATCTACTAGAACTGGCATTACATCACCACTTGCAGAGGGTTTTTTAATTGAAAATTCTTTATCACCATATTGGATTACTTCGGCATCAATTACTTTAATCCCGTTATTTTCCAAATAATTTTTCATAGCCAAAGCAGTAGTTACACCGTCAAGATCTTGGTGGAAATATATTTTTGCTTTATTATATCTATTAGCTAGTTCTCGTATATTACGTAAACCACCCTCATTCAACAATTCTTCTTTTATAATAATATTCATTACTTACCTTTTGAGATAAATATCATGAATTTTCTTTCAGTTCGATTAATTTATCTAAATATTGTTTTGCTTTATATAAATCTTGTAAACCATTCTTATGTCTCCAACGTGTAACGTACTTAACAATATTACCTTCAAAGAAATCTAAATCGTGTGAATAAGCGTAATCCCACATCTCAATACCTTGATTATAGTGTTTTGGGTGTTCGACTTGTTCTTTATTTTTTTCCATTTTTTGTTATTTAAGATAAAATGTTTATATTTGTATTAATAAATTAAAATATAACCTATGGTAAGATTAAAATCAACGTATACACCAAAAGATAGAATAGATAAACCGTATTCTAATCCTGATATGTCTAAAATTAATGATTTTTGGACTCAACCTGGTAATAAGTTTAACCATGAACTTTATTTAAAAATAATAAGATATAAAAAAGGAATGTAATGGAAAAAGACGTTAAATTAACTGTGTTTGATAAATTATCTCTTTGGTGGAAATTTGAGGCAAAGTATTATCACAAAGATTTTATCCACGGTGTTAAAAATCTTTGGAAATGGTTTCCTGTTATATGGAGAGACCGTGATTGGGATGACCACTACATTTTCGAGGTTTTAAAATTTAAAATAGAAAAGCAAGCTAAATACATCGGTGACCGTAATATGCATGTTAGTGCTAAAAGAGATTCCGAGATTATGTTGTTAGTAAGTAGGTTAATCAAATTACACCAAGATGAATTCTACGGTATGGAGTATATGGATTATCATAACACTAATTATGATTTTATCCCCACCGATTATAAAATTGATGGTGAGGAATGTTTTGAAATGAAGTCAACTTTAATTAGTGAATCATTTGATGATTATTTTAAAAAATACCCACTTCAATATAAAAGAGTGGTGTCAGGTGAAGTTAGTAGATTTAAAAGACCTGTAAATGAACTAACAAAAGAATTAATCGCGATGGAAATTGCACACGAAAATCAAGATAGGTGTAATAAACTTATTTTTAAATTATTAGAAAGAAATATCCAAAAATGGTGGGATTAAAAATAACCACGTATAAACTCACTAAATAAATCTTCTTCTATATTCATAGACACATGTTCGTCACCAATAACTGTGTCTATGATTTTTCTTTTCTTTTCCAATACTTTAAACATCATTTCATCTATTGTGTCTACAGCAATTGGGTAGTATACATTTGTTGTTGATTGTGAACCTATTCTGTGAGCTCTATCTTCGGCTTGTGCGTGATTAGCTGGGACAAAGTCTAAATCATTCATAATAACAACTTCAGCTTTTG